GGTCAGCAAGCATAAGGTCAGCAAGTATAAGGTCAGCACCCTTAAGTTTAGCACCCTCAAGGTTAGCACCCTTAAGGTTAGCCTCCCTAAGGTCAACGCCCTCAAGGTTAGCACCCCTAAGGTCAGCAAGCATAAGGTCAGCACCCTTAAGTTTAGCACCCTCAAGGTTAGCACCCTTAAGGTTAGCAAGCATAAGGTCAGCACCCCTAAGGTCAGCAAACGCAAGGTCAGCGCCTGGTTTGATTTCGTTTCCGTTGACTTTCATTGGATTTGTTTTGTATGAGATCAGTATACAATAAAAAACCACCCCTTGTAAAGGAGTGGTGGACGGTTTGGGAAGTGGTCAGTCGAGGATCTCGCCCCCTACAACACGAGTCAATGTGATATCATTCTTGCCGAGTCTGATTTCAAACTCATCACCAACTTGGAGATCAAGCATTGCTGTATAAGCCGTGCCGATCACCAGATTTCCGTTTCCTTGAACTGTTGCAACGTAAGAAAGTTTGCGGCGGCCTCCTGCAAGGGAATCTCCAAGGGAATTTCCCTTGGCATTGAGGATAGCTTCATAAAATGCAGTGAAATTTACACGATCACTTCCGTCTTTCATTTTGGAGACATATCCACAAGCGATAGCAATATCAGTTTTACTTAAATGATCAAGTTCTTTGACTTTAGCAATCAGTTCTGATCCAATAAGTGGTTCTGATTGTGTGGATGGTTTCTTGTTGAAAAAATTCTTTTTGAAAAAATTAAACATTTGTTTATTTTACCTGTGTGTATCATACAATAAAAAACCACCCCTTGTAAAGGAGTGGTGGACGGTTTGGGAAGTGGTTTAGAGTGCTTCCAGATTTTCTACCAGTGTTTTGAGTTCTGTAAGTGTGGCATCTGCCTTTAACCAGTTTGCCCTTGAAGATATAACCTGTATATTACTTCTAACATATCCAATAGAAGGATCTGGATTAATCCTATCTAAACTTGGATTGTTTGGAGATCTTTTATCACCAGTTTCTAATGAGATAGGAATCCCAAGTAGAGGACAAACATCTGGAATAGTTATATCCTCCATCTCAATATCAAAAGGAATACCTTTCTTCTTGGATCTGTGTTTGGCGTTGTGATACATTTTGTATTGTGGTATATCAATACGAAGGTCACCACCAATCATACGACTTTGGCGACCAGGCGTTTTACTAGGAATTCCACTAGGCATTTTATACTTTTATGGGGGTCAAAAGTATTTATATATTATAATATTTTAACCCCTAAAAAGTTACAGGGCATTTCCACGAGGGAGAACTTCTTCTGGAAAAACGAACTGCTCATGTGGTTGATCAGCAGGTGCCAACCAAGCACGTAGTCCTTCATTTAAAAGTTGGTTCTTCGTGTAGAACGTCTCAAATTCAACGTCTTCTGCTGCTCTGATCTCTTGACTTACAAAATCATAAGCACGAAGATTAAGAGCAAGCCCAATGATGCCAATAGAAGAGACCCAAAGACCCATGACAGGAACGAAAAGCATCAGAAAATGTAGGAATCTTTTATTACTAAAAGCAACACCGAAGATCTGTGACCAGAAACGGTTCGCAGTAACCATCGAGTAAGTCTCCTCCTCTTGTGTCGAATCAAAAGCCTTGAAAGTATTTGATTGTTCTCCATCTTCGTAGAGTGTGTTTTCAACAGTCACACCATGAATGGCTGAAAGTAAAGCACCACCAAGGATACCAGCAACTCCCATCATATGGAATGGATTAAGTGTCCAGTTGTGGAAACCCTGTAGGAACAATAGAAATCTAAAGATTGCTGCTACCCCAAAGGAGGGTGCGAAAAACCAAGATGACTGACCAAGTGGGTAGATAAGAAACACGCTGACGAATACAGCAATAGGACCAGAAAACGCAATCGCATTGTAAGGACGGATACCAATTAGACGTGCAAGTTCAAACTGCCTAAGCATGAAACCAATGAGGGCAAAGGCACCGTGTAGTGCCACAAAATTCCAGAGTCCCCCAAGTTGGATCCAGCGGACGAAATCTCCCTGAGCCTCAGGACCCCAGAGAAGAAGAAGAGAATGACCCATAGCGTCAGCTGGAGTACTAACTGCCGCTGTAAGAAAATTTGCACCCTCAAGATAGGAACTAGCGAGGCCATGGGTATACCAGCTCGTAGCGAAAGTCGTGCCAGTAAGCCAACCCCCAATAGCAAGGTAAGCAGTGGGAAGAAGAAGTAATCCAGACCAGCCAACAAATACGAAACGGTCTCGTTTAAGCCAGTCATCAAGGACATCGAACCAACCTCCATTTATTTTGGGTGGTGAAAGTGTTGAAGTAGTCATAACTCCGTATTGAACTGAACATATTTAGTTTACACTATGTTACATTAGTTTACAAGAGTATATTTACTTAATGTCCAGAACTTCAACATGACTTAAGAATCTACTTGGATTTTTGAACCAAGTCACCTGAACATCTTCATAATTGTCGAAGTCTACATGGTCTCCATTGACCAAATGAAGTCTGTAGTTATGCCTATCATATGATTTAGAACAACTCTGTTCAAAGTATCGAGAGTCATTCTTTTCAATTAGTTTCATGAGTCAAGTACAGACAGTATAAACAATAGTATACCACAGGACACATATAACACAAGGAGTACAATCTGTTCAGTACCCATGTCCCTGATCCCACCATCTCTGGGCGTGTTTACCAGGTGCTAGAGTGTCTCTTCCATTCATATGATAGATCTTATCTCTCAACACTTTGATAGTCTCATATTGTCTGTGAATTATTTCTGCTTCTTCATCTTGACCTTGAAGTTTTAGGTCTTCATAGTAATTAAAAGTATCAGCTCGTTCTTGATTGAGAAGTTCTTGTAAGAATGTAAGTTCTTCTTTTGTGAATTTGGGTTCAGGGAAATGATCTCGATCCATTATCATTGTGACATCTGTATTATCTAGTACGCATAAAAAAAGGGACCCGAAGGTCCCTTTCTTAATATTCAGTTTTTCTAACTAACTCAACCAACAGTAGGAGCGGTGAGTGCAACAGGTGTTGACTCAGCGGCTGCAAGGTCAAGGGGGAAGTTGTGTGCGTTACGCTCATGCATAACTTCCATTCCAAGACCAGCTCTGTTCAGTACGTCTGCCCAGGTGTTCAACACACGACCCTGACCGTCAATGACGGACTGGTTGAAGTTAAATCCGTTCAGATTAAAGGCCATTGTGCTAACGCCCAGAGCAGTAAACCAAATACCGACAACTGGCCAAGCAGCCAGGAAGAAGTGAAGGGATCTACTGTTATTAAAAGAAGCGTATTGGAAAATAAGCCTACCGAAGTAACCGTGAGCAGCCACAATATTGTACGTCTCTTCTTCTTGTCCGAACTTGTATCCATAATTTTGTGACTCAGTTTCAGTTGTCTCACGGACGAGTGAAGATGTAACCAAAGAACCATGCATCGCTGAGAACAATGAACCACCGAAGACACCAGCGACTCCCAACATGTGGAAGGGGTGCATAAGGATATTGTGTTCTGCCTGGAATACAAGCATGTAGTTAAAAGTACCAGAAATACCAAGAGGCATAGCATCGGAGAAAGAACCTTGACCGAAAGGATAGACGAGGAAGACTGCGGATGCAGCTGCAACAGGTGCAGAGTATGCAACACAGATCCAGGGGCGCATACCCAGTCTGTAAGAAAGTTCCCACTCACGTCCCATATAAGCATAGATGCCGATAAGGAAGTGGAATACTACGAGTTGGAAAGGACCACCATTGTAAAGCCATTCATCAAGAGATGCTGCTTCCCAAATGGGGTAGAAGTGTAGACCGATTGCGTTTGAAGAAGGAACAACTGCACCAGAGATGATGTTGTTACCGTACATGAGTGAACCAGCTACGGGTTCACGGATACCGTCGATGTCCACAGGGGGAGCACCTACGAAGGCGATGATGAAACATACTGTTGCTGCCAACAGGGTAGGGATCATCAGAACGCCGAACCAACCAACATACAAACGATTGTTAGTTGATGTCACCCACTCACAGAAATTCTGCCATGGGGATGTTTGTTGCCTTGAAAGAGTTGTAGCCATTGTTTTGTACGAAAAAGTAAGACCATCAGGGAATGGTGGAGTTACTATTTCCCCAGCACCCTCAGCCGGGGATATGAAAGACGTTTTTATACACCCTATAGGTCTTGGTTAAAGGGGTGTTACAAATGATTAAGGAATGTGTTGATTCCGTAATCTCTCGACTTATTTATAATAACCCATCTGACCTTATCCGTCAACCCCTTTTCTGAAGCCACTTGACGAACTGGTTGTTTCCCAATAGAATAGGCTTGTCCCGTTTGATAGATAAGTTATATCTAATACGTAAACTCACCAATATAATCTAATACCTTGTTGAGATATTCATCAGCAAGGTATTTTTGTTCTGATAAAGCTTTCTTATCTTTAAGTTCGTCTTTGAGTTTATAAACCCTTGAGAGCATTTCATATCGAGTCAAGTTACCACGTGGCATAATTAATTATTCGGTTTAACTTGTCTATCTATAAATGATCTTCTCTTCTCCCAAGTATCTTTCTCTCCATAGATATGACCTTTGATGTGAGAAGGATTAATACAATTAGGGTCTTCTGCAATTCCGCATACAAGGTTAGATAAAGTTTCTGGGTCTCCTTTCTTACCTGTCGCCCAGTAGTGTACACCTTCTATCCAAGTGGCTTGACAACGAGGACATTTTTTTGTATCCATTTTATGTTTGTAGTGATACGTAATAGATATTTAATATAGAGAAGATGTTTCAACAAAAAATAAATTTCTAAATACTGATATACTTAAAAAAAAAGATAAATGAAAAAATGTTTCTTTATCTTTGGTATGCTTTTGATGGCGGCACCAGCTAATGCCGATCTTACTCATAAAATTTCTTCTTCAGTACAGCTCCAAGTTGATAGTGCGGCTTCACAGTCTCAAAGAATCGGCTCTCAATATTCTGTATCCGGGACTAACATTACTTTGGATACTGCTGGTGGCTTGGGCAGTCTCACACCAGGTTCTGGAGTGGGATATACACCAGGTGACTATAGCATCACAACTGCAGGATCACCATTCACCTTCACCGAAACATTCCTTGAAGGTGATGCAACTCCAGCGGCAACTACAGTTACGGCAGGTGTTACTCCAACTCTTCCCATGCTTGGGAACACCACAACCACAGCTGGGGGTGTTGCTGGCTCTTTGGCTGGTACTATTACTTCGTCAGGAGTAATAGGATTAACTGCAGGTGGTGCTGGAACAAGTGCTACAGGACAATTTGTTTCTGAAATCTCCATCTTCGACTGATTTATACATACTTAGCAGTGAAGCCCCTATGGATATTTCTATGTCCTCCGGCAACAGCAAGGAGATGAGTTGGGTTTAATCCTAACTCCCGAGCAATATCACTAATAATACCAGTATATTTCTCACCAGTTTTAGTATTAATCACCTCTCCTTGCTTCGCTCTGGGTCTATTATCCCAACTACATTGACCCGAGTTCTTTACACTAACACCTTTCTTGGCAGCAGAGATTTTCTTTTTAGTATCTTCTTTACAAGGTTGCCCTTTGTTCCATCCAGCAATATAACTTTCATCGCCTCGTAACATTTTCCAGGCTTTGAAATCACTGGCAAGACCCAACCTCTGCCACTCACAAAAATGGAACATACAATGTTTAGTATATGAAACCTCCACAAGGTTTTCTTTATCATCACTGCCACCACTATGTTTAGGAACAATATGATGTTTATACTTTTTAACTTCATCAAAACAAGACATTTGTGGAGGTTCCCTTTTTTACTTTCACTATTATTTATACATAGTAATGAAGTAAAAGCGGTTCCGATCGTCCCCAATTTCACTCAGGGAAGTATGACGAGCAGAACGGAGACAACTCAGAAGATAACTGAGACCATCAACTCAATGGATTACAATACAGGATATCAATATACTGCTACTGGGTCAGGTATTACTGCATCAGGTAATTTATCTCCAGGAACAACATCAAATACAGTAACAATTGAAGGGGTGACCTCATCATGGACGGGAGTAGGATCAAGACCATCGTTCGCGCTAACAACTCCAGGTGGAGCGTTTCAATTCACAGAAACCTATCGTGGTCCTGGTTTAAGCAATCAGACAATCATTCAAAGAACGACAGAAATAGAAAGCGTAACCGACACAACTTCTATCTTCACTCAATAATTAGTTTAGTATCTGCTAGTATGTTATCTCCAACGGTAGCACTAGCAGAGAGTGTTGGTGGTGTTTCTGCAACTGCCTCTCCTGTCGCAAACTCATCTGGTAGTGTTACTAACCAAGCCATTCAAGTCTTACAAGGTCCATACATTACAAATACCTATGGTGGAGGTATTCAATGTCAAGGACCTACTCTTAATATCACACCGTTTATAACTGGTTCTGCATCTGCAGCCAAACCTTATGAACCATACTTTGATGACCCAGTATATGATATGAGAGATTTGGACGAGGATGGGTCTCTAGATAACCCTGGAAGTATCTTGTATACAATTCCTACTAGAACTGGTCAGAAAGATAATTACAACCTCTCTCTGGGGTTCTCAGCAACCATATCACAACCTTTAGATAGAAAGTTACAAGAACAATGTAAAGAAGCTGCAGCAGCAAACATTGCATTAATGCGACAAGCATCTGCAAACAAACGTTTAGACTTTGAAATAGCTCGTCTTAAAAACTGTGGTGAGTTGATGAAGGCAGGAATCTATTTCCACCCTCAAAGTCAATACGCAAAGATATGTGCTGATGTAGTTGTAACCAATCCGGGTGGTGTCATACCACAACATAGACATAGTATTCCTGTAGCTCCAGTATCAACTAATGCAGAAGACCTTGGTGGACCAATAGGTGGTTAACTTACTTTGGGCGAGTTTGAATTTCCCAAATCCAACCAGTACAAATATATTTTAATCCTTCTGTAGGTGGGTGACCTCTATGTGAATATGTCCATGTTGCTGGGAATAGAATTAGCTTACCAGCCTCTGGCGTTACATGTGTCCCATCATAAAATTCAGTAGTTCCTGATCCGTCTACAGTAGTGTTTAGATACCAGAGGAATGTAATTATTCTAGCACTGACTTCATTGTTTCGATTTAGTGATGATAGCGAGTCATGGTGCCACACATATCCTGTTTGTTCTGGTGTTGTTCTTTGTATTTGATAACCAGTATCATATGACTGAACATTAGCATTCCAAATTCGGTCATTATAATATTTTTGAATATAAGGTGTCGTATATTTTGAAAGAGAATCGTAAAATATTTTATCTTCTTCCTCCCAATTTGTATCTCCGTAGAAACATAAATCGGTAGAGTCTTTTATCTCTTTATTAACACCTTCTCCAGTTTCTCCTGGAAAACAATTAGAATCGTTTTCAAATTTTTCTATTACATGTTTACAAAAATCTTCATCTAATGTATTGTGATGCTCTTCAAAAAAATCCATAATGTTATTTTGGTTTTACGACAGATCTTAATTTTCGTATGGCTTCGGTTCTTTCTCTTTGAAGTTCTCTACGTTCTTGTAGTGATAGAACTTTAGTTTCTTTTCCTCTCATCTTTGCAATTTTTTTGATTACTTTTTTGATAGTAGGTTTAACTATCTTTAGTAATATGTCTACAATAGGTTTTGCAATAAGTGCTGACGTTGTTGCGATAACCGCAATACCACCAACAGATGCAACTTGACCACCACTAGGGAGACCAACAATAATTTGTTGGGCTATACCTACCGACTCTGTAATTTGAACACACTCACTACCTATTAATTTATACTCAATAATTTTGTCTCTATAACCATTGATGTATGTTCCTACAGGTTCTTTTGTGTCCTGTATTGGTGTAGGACATTCTATGGTAGCAGCAGTAGTAACAGGTGGTGGGTTAATTTCTGGTGTCGGTGGTATGTTCGGTTTAGGTCCTTCTGATTTTGGAATTTGTGGAACCGGGGTTGGTATCATCCTGTTCGGTTCAAACTGAATAGGATTAAAACTAGGGAACCCAGAATCACAAAACGTAAGTACTCCTCTCGGGTCATCTTGTATAAGGTTATCGTTTGAATTATTGGACTCATGTGCTTCCACACACCCAGGTATATCAATAATAGGAGTACCTATTAATGTAGTTACGGGTGGTGTTTGTGGAAGTGATACCGTTGGAGATATCAAATAACCAGGGAGTTCAGGTATATCTAGACTCCTTACGTTTATCTCACGAATTTCCATCAGTCATCTTTAAAAATACTAAAGACAGAAGAGAAAACAGTATGAAAAATTACATATAGAAAAAATTTATTATCACTATCGTTTCTTCCAAACTTGGAATTCCTTCTTCTTCTTGCTGTTGTGGTCATAATCACCTCGATATCAGGTAGATTTATTTAATCAATCTCACCAAATTCTCAGAAAGGAAGTACAGGACCCGTAACATTTGGAACAGATGAACCACCAGAGGGTGACGGAATGACACCACCAGTTACATCAGGTAGTTCTGGCATTGCACTATCCAACATACCAGGAAGTGCACCAGTGATTGCTTCAGTTGCAGCTGCAGTAACTTGACTCTTTACGTTCTCAATGATTGCGTCCTTATTGACATAAACATAAGTACCACCACCTACGATTCCAGCAGTTCCCGCAAACGATACTAGTGCCAGAACGTTAATTAGTTTTTGCATCTTAACCTTTACCTTTTTTTATAGGCCATGTTATATGTAGACCATAACAAAGTAAGGTTATAAACCCAAACACAAATAAAGACGCCATGTTACTCCTGATGAATACTACAAGTTAGTTCACATGTTTCCCCACCAAACTCAGAGTCTGGAATGAAAACATCTCTACGACTATACGAACTTACCATTTGAACCTCTCTTCTGGTTACTGTAGTCTCTCTCAAGATTTCTTTCAGTAAGGTCAGGTCTCTTTCTGCCTTTGTTTTTTGGTCCACCGTTTCGACCCCCTTGTCGTAGTTTCTCTCGTTGTTCTTCAGTCAATACTCGGGTCTTATGGTATTCTATTAGTTTCTTATTGGGCCCAATCTTCTTACCTTTATTCCAAGGTGTCTTACCTTTATTTGCTTGACTTATAACTAGTCTTCTTGCTTCTTCGCTATCAATAATCTTTGCTAAACCAAGGGCGGCAATATAGTCTTCCCACCTTCCATGTTCTAGGTAGAGGGCAAAGTGTAACTCTGCGTGTTCCTCTACACTACACTCCATAAGATTAGACGGGTCATCAGTTCCGCCCATATGTTTCGGTATAATATGGTGTATATGTTTCATAACTCTATTATAACATAGAATTATTTATAAATCAACCATCGTATACCTATACCATAGTTCCGTTCTTTCGTCTAATCTCTCTCAACAATTCCAGGTTCATGTCTTTTGTTCCACCTGCATAGGGTAACGCATAACCTTCCGCAATCATTTGTTCATTGAGTGACAAAGGTTCATCCCCGATATAAAGCCAACCGAGAAGACGACCATATTTCCCGACGCCACCAACAAGTTCAGTCCTAACAGACAACTCATCATCACCAGCGATAGCCCCTTCGAGTTTTTCTTTGAGCCAGTTGGTTGCTTCGATTCCAAGAGCTTTCTCCTCTAGATTCTTTGTCCTTTTTTCTGGTGTATCAACTCCTGCAACTCTAACTCTTTCTTTCTTGTATAGGTCAAACCCAAGATCAATTGTAACATCAAGAGTGTCGCCATCAACCACACGATTTATCTCCACTATTCTAAAGTTGTAACAACTCTTTCTACTCGGCGGAACCATTGCTGCCATCGTCTAACTCTGTATAGGATATCTTTAATATGTATATGACATAACCAAATGCCAAAGCAACAGCAATCATCACGGATATAATTACTGACCATACAGGGTCATTCACATTCTCATGAGCACGAAGTAATAAGTTCATTTATGAAAGGGTGCCCAGTGTTGCCAGTTGTATTTGTGGACAAGATGCATACCAATAATAGGTACAACAATCAATGCAAGACTTAGTGTTCCAATCCCAAAAGGATTATTGAGTGTGGCAGAAGCAAAGTGTGCTGCCTTCAGTGCTACATTGCTCATACATATTCTCCCCAGATTTCCCAGTTGTCTCTGAAATAAAAATCAATTGAAGTTAAACTTCCTACAGGATGTTCTTCTTCAGTCTTTGCCCACTTCGTACAGAACTTAGTAATGTCAGGTGAAGTTCTCACCTTATTGACACCATACATTCTAGAGAATGAACTCATTGCAAAATCAAATCTTGTCTTGAAGTTAGATTCCATGACCTACTTTTTCCTCGTATTTTTTAACGATAGACATTACTTGTTTTCTATCAGTTCCACATGGAGCATTCTTTAAACAAAGTAAAATCAATTCATCTTCAGTAATTGTTGGTCTAATAGTAAACCCCCACTTGTCAAGCTTAGCATCGGTAGGTGCTTCACAAGGGTCAAATTCATGTGCCATATCAATCTACGTGAATAGTTCCTGTCATTCCAGCACCTTGATGAGGACCACAAAAGAACTCATAGTCTCCTGCATCGGCAAACAAGATGTCTTGTGATTCACCTGGTGAGAACATCAGGGACTCTCTCGAAAGATCTGCACGACCTTCTACAATAATATTATGTGGTGGCAACATTCCATTTACAAAATGAACTGTTTCACCAGCACTAATACTAATATTATCTGGATCGAATACAAGATTTCCATTGGAACCCATGGTGACATCTACAGCATATGCCATCTTCGGTAAGAAGAGAACCATTGCTGCTACAGTAGCAATAATCATTAAGCGGATAAACTTCATTGTAGTTTACTCAACTACTCTAGTTATACACGATACTGTTTATATGTCTATAGTTTGTTATGGGTTCCTGATATGTATTTTTACTTAGGATCTACTGCAGATCTAACAGGTGGTCCATCAGTTTTGATGACTATTGGAGCCTGTTCTAGTCTGATTGTTTGTGATGGAGCAGTCCTTCCTGCGGCCTCAATAAGTCTCTCAACATCTGCCTTTGTGATACCACCACCATTACCACCACCATCTCCAGACTTCTTAGCAGCCTGGACACCAAAGGTTGCGAGGACTCCAGTAAAGACTGATGCAATGAATGTTGGGTCTAGTTTCTGTTCGGGGATTCCAAGTGCTGGGGGTAACTGAATGTATGCCAACGTGAGTATTCCACCGCTCCACACAAGAATACTAAGACGAACAAAGGTAGAAAGAATAGCAATTTGTTCTTCTTTGTCATCAGTCGCCTCCTTTATTCTACCTAGGAGTCCCTTTTTCTTTTCCTGTTCTTCTGGCTTCTTGTCCATAGAACCCCCTAAGTTACCTCAAAATATTTATAAAAAAAAGGACCCCTTATTGGGATCCTTGATACACTGATGTCATCATACCTTTGTCTGGTCCGTCGTCATCATCTCCAGGTGTTGTAATGATATAGACTATGACGAATGCAACCATTAGTCCTAGGTATGTTTGTAACATATCAATCCTTTGTAATTGTGTAACCTAAACCGGTTAGAAAGTCAATGGCATTCTGTTCAGAACCGCCCCATACTTTATTTTCCCCGTTTTCTTTTCTTGTGACCCATCGTAGGTTTTCAACACGGTTGTCGTGCCTTACCCTATTGATATGGTCTACTTGTTCTTTGTTGTCTGGGTTGGGTATGAGTTGTTCTGCGATATATCTATGAATAGATTTTTCACCAACAGAACCATATTGAAACATCATGTATCCAGTATGGTGTTTATAACCAACTTGTTTACAAGATTTCTTTCTTTCGACCCATACCTTTCCATCGGGTCTGGCGTGATACTTACAAGAGTTCTTTTTTGGTCCACCACCCCTATTTGTTCCTTTCGGATTACCACTTCCCATATATTTACCAAATACCTACTTATATTTATTATATCCAAATATTTGGTAAATGTCAAGTTCCTACCAGATTCCTGGAATAATCTGGCCGCTAACAGCATATGCTCCAATGGCTGCAACTACGCCAAGCATTGCTGCCCAACCATTAATCCGTTCTGCGTTCTCGTTCATTTGTTTTGCTCCTGTGTTTTGTTGTAAATAACGACTCTACCATTTTCGTGGATGAAAACTAATTCATCATCATGCCCCCAGCAGAGTTCTTCGTATAGGGCATTCAGTCTCTCCATGTCCTCATAGAGTTGTTTGGGATTAGACATATTATTATTGACTGTCCCTTTATCTATAATCAGATTCCAAATGCTCCAAAGAAGAAGAGACTACCGGAAGTTGCATAAGATACAACTGCTGCAACGAAACCAAGCATGGCAACACGACCATTCAGTTTCTCTGCACGTTCTGCATAACTCTCATAACCATAACGTTCTGCATCAGTTTGAGAGACATACATCTGGGGTTCTTTAGCGAACAGATTTTGTTGTCCACGATCATTAGTTGTTACAGTCACGATACACTCCGTAATGTTTCTTTACATAGTATATAGTAAATCTAAAGATTTGTCAACCTCACTTCGGTCGGTATGTGCATCTTTCTGGATTGGCCTTACACCACTGATACACATACGCATCAGGATCATTACTCATTTGATAGTGGGCATGGTTATGTAACGACCCTATCACAATAAGTAATTCAACAGTAATAATATTGAAATGAACTATTGGACTAGCTACTAGTTTTAAAAAATAATTTTTCATATTTTCTACGCCACTTCACCAATAACCCATGACCTCATACCATGTGGAGTATCCGCAATAATTTCTTGAGTCAATTGAACTGAGTCCTCAGGTACAACCACACAGAAACCAATACCTAGATTGAATACATTACACATCTCTTCTTCAGTAATGTCTCCTGCTTCCTGTATCTTATTGAAGAGTTCTGGTCTCTCCCAGGAGTTGTAGTCTACATCAACTGTAAGACCCTTAGGAAGACACCGTGGAAGGTTCTCAGGGATACCACCACCAGTGATGTGTGACATACCTAGAATAGGAACTACGTCCAACAAGTCCTGAACAAGAGGAGAATAGATGGTAGTTGGTTCTAACAACTCAGGCATCTCCTTGTAGAAAATTTTATTTCTCCACAACATATCATTGACTAGTGTGTATCCATTACTATGAAGTCCACTACTTTCAATACCAATAACTTTATCACCGGGTCTGATGTTAGTACCGTTAACAATATCAAACTTCTCTACAATACCTGTACAGAAACCAGCAAGGTCATAGTCAGTTGCTCTAAAGTGTTCGGCAGTCTCACCACCTAGAAGATACATTCCAGAAATAATACAACCATCAATCACACCTTGGATGATATCATTTACATTACCATCTAGTTTTTTAGTTGAGATATAGTCTAGAAAATATAATGGTTTAGCACCAGAACATATAACGTCATTAACGCACATAGCAACAAGGTCCTGACCAATAGTAGTGTAATCACGAGCAATCCTACAAATGTTAATTTTAGTTCCTACACCATCAGCACCAGATACTAGTACAGGGCTTTCATATCCAGAAGGAATTTCTATCATACCATTAAATCCACCAATGTTAGGTACTTTCTTTTTGAGTTCTTCTACAAACTCTCGTCCCTTTTCAATATCAACACCAGAAGTTTTGTAGTCCATTATACTATAGCAAGGGGTTGTAGTTTATCTAAAATTGTTCTATATGCAGGAACGATATCACCTTCGTCCTTTCTGAATAGATCCTTATCAAATCTTTCGTCACTACCAATTCTCCATAGTCTCATACTATCAGGACTAATCTCATCAGCAAGTAGTAACTCTCCATGGGCAGTGTATCCATACTCAACTTTAAAGTCAATTAGATCAATACCCATGATGTAGAACATCTGACGAAGGTAATCATTGATACGAAGTGTCATTTCAATGAAAGGTTCTGGGTCATATCCCATCAGACGTACACGGTCAGGTGTAAGTAAAGGGTCATGTTTAGTATCATCCTTCAGAAAGAATTCTACAATGGGTTGAGGTAGTGGATAACCCTCCTTTAGAGTTGTTTCACGGACAATAGATCCAGCAGCACGGTTCCTACAGATAACCTCCAAAGGAACAATGTCTACCTTCCTACAAATCATTTTGTTAGCACCAACCATATCAACATAATGGGTTGGGATATTTTCTTTAGTAAGTTTCTCGAAGATAATAGATGAGATACTACAGCAGAGAGATCCTTTTCCTAAAGGATGATCAACCATCTCACCATTACCAGCAGTAACTTTATCGTGATACTCAATGATGACACGATCAGAATCGTCACCTTGATATACTGTTTTTACTTTACCTTCTATAATTATTTCCATAAAAAAGGGAGTACTTTCGCACTCCCATCATAACATGTAATCAGTTATCTGTCTAGTTCAGAGTCTCAACTGCAGATAGTGCTCTTTGTCGAAGGTCCTCTGGAAGAGGAACATAACCTAGTGAGTCTGAGATAGACTGTGCTTCAGGACTCAACATATAACGAAGAGTATCCTTTACACCTTCCTTAGACTCGGGGTATGCTAGGACCCAAGTAAGGGAGACAATAGGGTATGCATTGGCACCAGCAGGATTAGCGTCAGCACCACGAAGCTGATCGTCAAGGACGATCTGTGATAGACCTGCTGCAGATGTTTCAGCATTTGCTGTGACATAGTTTCCGTCTTTGTTTTGAAGTGAAACCTGTTGAAATTTATCACCGTTCACATAACCATAATTTAGGTAACCAATAGAACCAGGAACCTGTTTTACTTGTGCAGCAACACCAGAGTTACCTTTACCACCAACACCAACAGGCCACTTTACTGCCTTACCTGTACCAACATTCTCTTTCCATTCAGGAGAGAATGCTGATAGTGAGTTAGTGAAACCTTTTGTGGTTCCACTACCATCAGAACGGAAGACAGGAACAATAGTCATATCATCACACCCGAAGGTAGACCAGTTAGTAATCTTACCAAGATATACATCAGCAAGTTGTGTCTGAGTCATCTTGACATCACAACCAGGTACATTGTAAGCAGGAACAATAGCACCACCAGTCATAGGGATGTGAACCATGGGGATGGTCTGTTTCTCATCACTTACAGCACCATCACTGGCACCAAAGTCAACTGTACCAGCAACATACTGACGGACACCAGCACCACTACCAACTGCCTGATAGTTTACTTGATTACCAGTCTCTTGATTATATCTTTGAAACCATGAATTATAAAGAGGAGCAGGGAAGGTAGCCCCTGCTGCGTTTAGTCTAAATGTAGTCTTTTCTGCTGAACCGCATGCCACCATGATTGGTACAACGGCTGCTACTGTTGCAAGAGCTTTGAGTTTCATTTATCAGAATCTATATTTTGTACCGAATTCGACTTTCCAGTCCCGTGTGTTATCATCTTGGAAAATATTTTCCCACTTTCCATATGCCGATAGACTGTCAGTCAGTTTTACTTTACTACCAATCTCAAGTACTGTAAAGTACTCATTTTCCCCTCCATCAGGAGATGTAATTCCTGCACCACCTTCAATGTATGGTGTGAATGATCCGATTTTGTTATCTACTCCAATACGTGCTGAGTTGACAGCCTTAGAGAAATCTTCGTCTGTTCCTTTAAATTCATGTTTGGTCTCAACATAAGGACCAGCGAAAGCAGGTGTCGCCAGGGTAGAGAGTGCCAGTGCGGCAAGTGCAATTTGTTTCATTTTCGTTAAAGTAAATTACCATGTCCGAAGACTTCTTTATTATAACAGAGTCTTCGTAGTCTGTCTTTAAGATCCAGTTAAATTGATGAATCGATAGACAAACCTCGGTATATATACTGACTTAAATTAATTTTAACCATAAAAAAACCTCCCCGTAACGAGGAGGTTGTGATTACATCACATTAGAATCAGAAGTTGTACTTCAGACCCAACTTACCACCGACGTTCAGGTCATCGAAGTCCTGGTCAGCAGTGATCATGGAAAGTTCGCCATAGGCACCGAGGGATTCAGTCAGGGCAACAGAAGCGCCAACCTTACCAGAGATTTCGGTTTCACTTTCTTCACCATCGGGGGCGACGATAGCAGGACCGCCTTGGATGTACCAACCAGCGTTCTCGCCGATGGCACCTTCATAGCCGATATGAAGGTCAGTTACGGCACCGGAGTAATCATCACCGACCCAACCAGCGTTGGTTTCGACATTGACGTAGGGACCTGCAAGGGCAGCACCGGTGGACATGGACAGAGCAGCAGCTGCTGCGAATACAGATTTAAACATTTGTTTACCTCGTTTTTTCTCGTGGAGTATACCCACGGATGGAAAGGGAATCGACAACTCCCTGTTAATTATTACCGTTTGTTACTTTAATTACTGAAAGGCAAAAGGTGATGTTATTTAGTATAACCGATACTATCGGTTCTGTCAACCCCCCTGAGGAGGTTGTTGTTGTGATGAATTCGACACTCTACCAAGGTAGGGATCAAAGTCCATCAGTTCTTCAATTGTCATTTGAGCTCCAGCATTTGCCCAGAAGTTCATCTGTGCTTCATAGTTTTGTTTATGGAATACGTCCACATGTTCTGGGTGAATACTGGAACCCAATTCGGTTTTGTATAATAAAAGAGGAAGGGCATAAGAGTTACCAGAGTTATACAGAAGATCATCTGCAACTGGTCTTGGTCTTACACCATTATCAAGTTTGTACTTGTCACCTCTACAGTGAAGACGAATCATCTTTTCAGCGTGGTGTCTTGTGATAAGGTAACAAGCAGTTGAGAAGTCATTCACAAATCTCTTGTGGACTTTGATGTGGATATCACCAGTTGAAATAATAGCAATCTGGCAAAGGTCCCAATCATAAGGAATCTTACTATAGAAATCCTTCCATGTAAAGTTCCAGAACCGTACAAGGTTTAGGTCACAATCATCTTCCATGATGACTGCATAAGGACTATCAGAGGTTTCATACCAATGTTTGATAGCCTTAAGGTGAGAGGTTACACAACCCACCTCACCCGATGAAACCATGTCAGGGTATCTTCCCTTGATAATATCACTTAAGTCGTCTTCACGACCGTCATAGGCAGAGATACGAGTGTAGTTTTTGATCTCCCAGTACTTAAACTGGTCCTCCATAAACTTCCATCTCTCTGGTTGTTCATCTAGATTAATACAATAGATTGGACCAATACCATCGAGTTTATATACTGATTTGTTCTTATCCATTATAAAATCTCCCAATGATCAGGGTACAGGTCTTTTGTATTTAAGTGTGAGTTGTTTGGTCCAAACCACTTAGATGGAGCAATAACTCTACCAGTGTTTGCTAACCAGGCACCCCACCATGAGAAGGTGGAGTTTGCAATGATGAAGTCACTACACTGTGTCATCATAAACATATCGTGATAAGAACTATTACCATCAGAGATAATAAACCTATCTGGTTTGAAGAGTTCTTGAGCAGATGCCCAGAAGATGTCATCAGAAAATATGATGACTTCTCTATCAGGATCAAACTTCTTCAGTGCTTTCTCATACCAATCAAGAGAAAGGTTATGATGATTACCACTGTTGATTAGAAAATCACCTCTACGAATGTGTAAGGCGATAGGATTCTGATCGAACACTTCTTCAACAATTTCTTTACATTCATCTTGAATTTTCTTTTTGAATGTAAAGTCTTTACGGATATCATCTTCAATATGTTTGAAGTACTTCTCCGTCTGGAAGAAACCATACAGACTTAGATTGTCTGGACATTCATTGAATAAGGTTTCATCAAAGTGAAAACTTTGTTCTTGAAGAACGTTCGAACCTATTATACCTCTTTGACACTCGATGTCAAATGCATCATCAAGTTCGATACGAAGTATGTTACCTATACCATCATTGAATTTTTCATCGTGGTCAGGGATACACATATCGTATCCTCGATTTTGTGCAATACCTTTTGTACCTGCAAACTGAAACATCTGGTTACCCAGTTGTCCAGCCTTTCCGAGATAATCAAACCCAATCATTTTTCATTTCGTTGAATACTTTTGCAATACCCTGGTCAATTGTAGTCTCTGGAATCCACCATCCATGAATATAATTACTGGCTTCATTCCTCTTGTCAAGTTGAACACTATCTTTTGAAGTACCTGGAGTAATACTAACTGGTCTGTTAATTATATTGAATTGACCAGAGATAATATGTGCAACATCTTTGATTGTATTCCAATGGAATGATGTCAAGTGAAGTTCATCTTCAGGTTTGAAATCAGTATAACATTCCATGATAGTCTCAAGACCTCTACAACAGTCTTCAGCATACA